GTTCAGCTTTACTGGAGAAATCCATGGTGAATCTGATCAGCCCATTCAGCAAGAAGACCGTCGGTTACGGTCTCGGCATCAAGAGGAAACAGTTGCTCACCATAGGCCATGTGTGGCATGGTCTTACGAGTGGAGTTATCGTTTCCACCAAGAGTGGAGAGCTCGTTCTCTCTCCCGAGGAAGTCGCTCAGTGTTCTGTAAGACAACTGGACGAAGATCTCGTACTCGTCTGGATTGAAAAAGCCGACGATTTCAAAGACATCACGTCGAGATTTCCCAATCTCCGTGAGATCAAGGAATCGCTACCGTTATGCAGCGCACAGATACTTGTGAAGCGCGTCGATGGTCAGTCTATTCCTGTCGTCTTCATCCATACCATCCCTAGTGGAGTTAGGTATGAAGAGCGCGTGATTACCTACGACTGCGGAGGTAGACCTAAGAATCTCAGCAAATACATCGTTGCTCCCTACACGAACCGTGCCGGTTTTTGTGGAAGCCCGATTGTGGTTGTTGATGGTCCTCTGGTTTCCAAAATCGTTGCTATGCACGTTGCTGGAAGCGACGACAGATCATTTTCTGTTGTCCTTTATCGTGAGCTTTTTGATACAGAAGCCCAGCCCATCAAAGGCCAATCCTTGAACGAGTTTTATGTAGGGCCCAGCCCTTATCGACTCAGCTTTTTGAGGAACAGCCAGATGCGTAAAGCTTTTTCAGCCACAAAGGCTTATGAGCATGGCTTTGTTAACGCGAAGATTGCTCCAAAGCTCTTCATCCAAGATGGCAAGGACCCACTTCTTCCCAAGCTCGATCATTTTTCGAAGCTCGATGCTAAATTCGATTACGAAGCTTTGCATCTGGCTCAAGATGATTTGAAGAGCATCTTCTCTGACGAAAGAGAAACACTTTCTCATGAAGACGCCTTTTTTGGCTACGGGGATTATCTCAGTGCTATTGATTACGGCACTGGCTTGGGTCCCAAGCTCAAGAGCCGTGACATCAAGTACAAAGGTGACAAAGGCAGATCCGCCTATGGTCCTTTTCGGAAAGATGGTAAGGTTCAATACGGTCAGTTTTGGCCGGAATTTTGTGAGGATCTAGACCAAATGGTCTGTGAATTGCAGGATGGGCCGATTCCGATGTATTTCGAAGCCTGCCCTAAATCGAATGAGCCTCTTCTACCAGAGAAGCACCCTAGGTGTTTTTTTGTGGGAGACTTTGCTAATTTGATTCTCAGCCGCAAACTTTTTGGGACTTTTTTGTCCAAAATCGCTGAGGAACGTATCACGAATGGCATTGCCATTGGTGTCAATCCTCACGGCTCAGATTGGCGTCTGCTCATCAACCGACTCAATACTTTCCCAGGTGGAGAGTTTATGGACAGCGACATCTCCAAAATGGAGTTCCGTATGTACTTTCCGGACATTGTTGATTCCCTTATCGAGATCATCATGTCGACTTTTCCAGATCATGTCCAAGATTTGAGAAGAGAGAACGGGAAGATGTACCCACCTATGGATGTCAATGCTGTGCGAAGAAATTTCCTCAAATCCATTTTCCAGCCTTACATTATTTTTGAAGGAGGCTTGTATCATGGTATGAATTTCAACCCCAGCGGTCATCCCCTCACAGCTGCACTCAACAGTCTTGTTTTGTTGCTTTGGAAGCGCTACACTTTTTACAGTTTGCGCAACCGTGTCAGCAATCTGACAATGGAGCGTTACGCGAGCAGCGTTCGAGAGATCGTGATGGGAGATGATTCGGTCGAGGCGGTTTCACCTCTCTGCGAATGGTACAACAATGAAGCTATTTGTGCCTTTCTTGAGGAGTACGATATCAAGATCACTCCAGCCGATAAGGGCACAGTTTGGGTCAAAAAGCATTCGCTTACCGACTGTGTCTTTCTTCAGCGAGATTTCTCCATGATTCATGGCAGACCTCGAGCTCTTTTATCTAAAAGCTCTATCGAAGTCATGTTGTTCTGGAGACGCTCCAAGAAGGATTCTTTGGAGAATAGGCAGAACCTCATGGATTCGTGCCTTTATGAAGCCAGCCTTCACGGCTCGGATTATTTCAACAAGATTCGCAAAGTCTATGTCGATACTGTGAAGTGGAAGAAGCTTCAAGCTTCTCTCCAGATACCCACCTATCTCGATTGCCGACGACGCTTCGAGGCTCATTGGATCAACAGAGATTAGGTTATTCTTTCCGAGCGGAAACTCGTAAAACTAGGGAGTCTTCTCCCACGACGAAAGTCGTTAAAAGATCAATATGTTCAGTAATATCATGAAAATGAGTATGGGAAATACAACTCCTGATGTGAGTTATGTTTCGGCCGACCGCGCTATTAATAGCGACGTTGATTCAGATCCTATGTCTGGAGAGACACCTACAGCGAAGAAGACTGAGATTATGCTTGATGAACAAGCAAACACTCGAACGTTAGAGGTTTCAAGTAATTTGAGACCAGAAGGATTCTCTAAGAAGTCTTTCGATTTTAAAGAGATACTTCAGCGGCAGGTTATTATTAATACTGTCGGCACTGAATGGAGTAACACTGATATTGTAGGCAGTGTTTTGTCTAGAGAGGACTTTCCCCAGGCCCTCTTGTCTGTCCCTTTTATGCGAGCGAAGCTTCGCAGCTTCGCCGCTATCAAGACTGAGATAGAAGTTGAGGTTAAAATTAACCCTACTCCTTTTCTCATGGGTGCTTTGGCTGTTGTTTTGCACCCCTCGGATCATACTCCCTCTTCCATCGAGAGTTGGACTTATTATCCACATGAAGTGATCAATCTTCCTTCCATCAATAATGCTTTAGTTCAAGTTCCTTTTTTGAACGAGGAAGAAGCTTATGATATAGGAGGTTTTTCACCATGGACTATATCTTTGGTGGTTTTATCACCTTTGAGTGGTCCTACCACGAATTCTAAGCTAGACATTTTCATGTTCGCTAGACTTTGTGAGCCTGAGGTTATGCTGCCTCAATTTCCTGTCGCTCAGTCAGGAGATAATGAGATGTCTGCCCAAGAGACCGGACTTATTACGAAGGTTTCAGGTGCTGTGGCGGACACTCTGGAAGGCGCTGGTACCGTACTTTCGGCGATTCCGGAGGTTGGCATGTTTATTCCTCCACTTACTTGGGCGGCTCGTGCTGTGCACAAGGTTTCTTCATATTTTGGTTGGGCAAAACCAGTCAATATGGAAATCGCTGCTCTTATGACGCCTGGAGTAGCTTGGAGGATGTGCCAAGGAGAAGGTGTCGACAACAGTGTAGCCTTAGCTATCAGTCCAGACAATAGCGTCAATTCCAATCAATCTTACACTGGAGTTGATGAGATGGACTATTCATACATTATGGAAAGAAAGTTCGTTGTGAATACCTTCCGCATGAATGTTGGTGACTATTTTGGTACTTATGATCTTACTCTTAAGAACAATAGTACCAGCACCAATGTTATCACGATGCATCATAGGAAGAGATATATGATTAACTTAGAATTTCATTTTGTCAAGACTGCTTTTCATACAGGACGCGTTCTTATCCAGTATGATCATTCAAGCAGTATCAAAGCCTCAGAAGATACTAAGGAAGCCATTCCTTCAGTTTATTCCAAAGTGGTCGATCTGAGCAAGCAAGATCGTTTTGTTTTCACTGTCCCTTGGATGTCAACGCAACCGTTCAGCGATGACATTAGAGGTGAATTGAAAATCAGTTCATTCACTCCGATTCTTGCTACTGACACAGTTGCTCAGTACGTTGACGTGTTTGTATACACTTCATACAGAGATGTTCAACTGGGTCAGCCGTCTATGGGAGACGCTTGGGTCAATCCTCGCACCAATCCCCGTTTCCGCAAAAATTCTCGCATCCGTGCTCAAGGAGAATGTTGTGGGAACGGAGCCGCCATTCCCACGGATTCGCTTATCCCTTATCAAGCGGATTCTATGTTTGAGTCGTGTCTTGGAGAAAAGATCTGTTCTCTTCGCACTCTCATCAAGCGGTTCAGCCCTTGCGGTGATTTGGTTGTAGACCGAAGTCTCGTCTTCGGCTCTTCTGATCTCATCGAAGGTTCATTGTTTCATTGGATCAATATGATGTACTATGCGCGTTCAGGAGGCATTAGGTACAAGTTGGTCATTCCTTATGAAGCAGTCATTCAGGTCGAACTTCTTGGTTCTACGGCCAGAGACGTGAGTGCTAACGCAGTTCATGTTTTTAGTGGGCGCTCAAATGTGGTCGTCGAAATTCAGATTCCGTATTACGGGAGAACTAGACGTTCCTTTGACCACTATCCCTGGGCTCAGCTCAGAATCACTCAGCTCAATTACTCCGGCCCCATCAATGTTCAAGTTTACGTGGCGGCTGGAGACGACTACAACGGAATGTTCTTGCGTGGTATGCAGGTAGTTGATAAAGTTTCTTCCAAGTATCTGTTTTCAGGTATTTATGAACCCGAATTGGCTGTTAAAGCCATAATGGGTCCTTGGGTCAACATCGTTGCCTCTACTACTTCTACAGGTGTTGCTAGGGATTTTCTCACCTCCAGTTTTCCGGGTTTGAACAATCCTGAAGCGGCCTATGCCTCTCTTATTTATCAGGATACTCTTTTTGCTTATCGCGAAAATGATGGTTTCTGGTATGCTTGCAAGAAAGGCCTTGTAGGCCCCACGTCAGGCAAGGTTGTTGTCCCCACGGAGGAGGATATCATTTTCTCTTTCCGGAACAATCTGCACGCTATGAATCCAGCAAATATTTTGGTTTCAAAGCGGGAAGATATGTTCCAGCGTTGGGGGCTGGACTACAGCCTTGTCGACTGGTCAGAAGAGCAAGTCATCTACAACTCCTGCAGTGCTGCGTACTTCTCCGGGGAATCTTTTGAGTTCACCCTCCTAGATATCTCTGTCAAGAATGCACCGTTGCTTTTCACCTCAGGATTTGGTGGAGGTGATGATTGGGGAGATGTCCCTTATATCATTGGTCGCAGCAAAGATGGCACTTGGATGGGGTGGTATTTGAATCGCGAGGAAGCGTCGATAATCATCATGAACGATGTCGTTGATGGTGTTTATGAGACTTCTCTTCCTGGAGGCCCTTACATAGGGCCTTATAAAGGAGGGAGACGTCTCCTTAATTAGTTTTTCATTTTTCTAGAAAAATGAACGGTTGCAAGGAACAACCGTTAGTTAAATCCTGCCGAGTTTAGAAACACTTTCTCGGTTGATCGTGTGTAGATTGTTCTACAGAGCTTGAATCTCTTTAAACCTTCCCCTCTTGGAGTTATTCGTCTATCCATGAGGTGCGATAAGACAGAAAAATATACTATAAAAATTATAAAATAATAAAATCTTTCTACAAAAATTATAAAATAATAAAAACCCTTCTATAAAAATATAAAATATTATACCAAAAAGAGACGGTATGTGGATTCCGTTTAGAAGCGGATAGTATCTCTGTTTAAGACTAAATGCTATTTGTGTTGTGTTTTGTGTTTAAAATAAAATGAATCAACGCATCTGAAATTCTATACGCACCTCGGGGGGGGTGTGCCTGTACGGTTTAAGGAATTTCAGTCCCTGCAGTTGGCAACTGTAGCGTGACAAGGAAGCGCTTAAGCTTCGGCCCGAAGTAAGACACCGGTTTCGAAGCTTTTCTTTGATTAGGAAAAAAAAA